CGAGCCTACGTTACTGAACCCGCCGGACCGCTGCAAAGACAACCCGTAGTTGGCCGGGCGTGCGCCGGAAAGATTGAAGCTGGAGGTCGGGCCGCCGACTGTTCCGCCGCCGCCGCCGCCGCCGAACATTCCCTCCCCGCCACCCCCGGCAATGAAGCTGCCAACTGTTCCCATCGCCGAGGTCCAGCCTGCCTGCTCCGCGGCGTCGGCCTTCCTCTGCCCGGCCCACTCGGTCATGATCGCCTTGCTGCTTCCTTCCCACCGGATTCCCGCGGCCTCGTTGGACGCAGTCTTCTGCTTCCAGTCCAACTCGGCGCTGTAGTGGCGATCCATCTCGTTGAGGTAGTCGGTCGGAGCGCCGGTTATCTCGATGCCGGACGCGAACGAGCGAGCGCGTGCCGCAGACGTGGCGCGTGCCTGGTTCTCGAACATCCGGCGCGAGTCCTCGGCCGCCTGCGCTTCAACAGCCTGGGCGTTACGCTCAGATGTCGTCCGGGCCATGTTGGCCTCGAACGCAGCGCGGGAGCGTTCGTCGTCCGCCGCCTGCTGACCAGCGGCAATCGAGCGAACCGCGCTCAGTGCCATCATTGCAATTCCGACCCAGCCCATAGCCTCAATCCCAGGTGGATAGTTTTTTCACTTTGTTGAAGTACGGGTCCGCGCCGAGTTGCGTCAGCTTCTCGTCGTAGGACGACGAGATTGTTGCCAGCCCCTGCTCCCATCCGGCGGAGTCAGCGGCGATGCCGGACGCTCCCATCCTCGCCCGCATCGAAGAAATGTCCTTCGTGCGCTGCCCCTTCAGCGTTTCGTACCGCTTCTGGTATTCCTCCTGCGCCGTAACAGCCGGATCAATAGCCGGAGGCGGTGCAACTTGCGGCGCGGGGGCGTCATCGCCACCGCCGAAAATCTTTGCTATGAACCCCATATCATGCCTCCTGGAAGTATTTGTCTCGCGAGAGCGAGATGATGAAAACAGGAACAGTTGCGCCGTTCTCGTCGGTCGTCATGCCGGGCACCGTACCAACCAACTCGAACCCGAACGACTCAAGAACAACAATGAGACTCTTGAACCGCGTCGAGATGTTGACGTGAGTCATGCCCATCGCGAACATCGTCGACAGTCCGACGCGCATCAGCCCGCGAACGTACACGGCATTGCCCATCAGATGCGGGCTGACCACCCTCGGCGCTGGAAAATCGCAGCGCACCGCGATGCCCCGCTGGAGGTCTCCGTAAATCGAAGAACGCCGATCCGCAGTGCGGGCCATCACTTCCTTCATCGCGTCGAACTTCGTGTAGTTGTGATGGAAGTCGTGGGGATTCAGGTGCGCCCACACGAAGTCCTGCACGTCGTCGCGCTGCATGTCGAGGAAGTCGAAACGGCACGGTCCTGGATGTGTTTCAACCGGCGGCCGCAGGTTGGTTACTTTGTCGTCCACTCAGTTGCCTCCAACCATGAGTTCTCCGAACACAGCCAGCACGAACAGCGGCTTCGGCAGCGGCTGTTCCAAAGTGATCTCCTCTTGCTGCGCCCAGCCCAGGCTCACCACCTCTACGTCGCTGGTTGTCAACGGCTCCGAGGTGTCCATCGGCGTCGATGGCGTGCGATCCGGCGGCAGCCTGCCGTCGATCTCCGGCAGGCCGGACGTCAACAGCCGCGCCCACACTTTTCCGGCCCGCTTCTTCATCCCCATCGTGGTGCCCACAGTTTTCAGTTTGTCATCCCACGACAACAGCCGCATGGTACTCGTGAACTGCTTGCCGACGTAAGTGACTGTTGACTGGCGCTGAAGCGTAATCTGGCCTCCTACCACGGTGCGGTCGGGGTGCACCGCGCCGTCGGTCAGCACCTGCACGACCTGCCCCTCCAGGTGACCCAGGCCCGTGATAACAGTCGTCGGGCCTGCCGAGATCGTGACCTTGTACGAGTCCATGAAGATGTTCGGGTCGTACCGCTCGAAGTAGACCTGCGTCGCCCCGCCGCCGGGGTCCGTGACCCGCCGCGCCAGCCAAATAGTCTGCACGCCGTCAATCGACTGTGAAGTGAAGTCGTACATGGTCGCCCAACCAACGTGACGGGACCACCCTACGATCTTCAGCGTCGGCTCGTAGGTGCACGCAATCATGTGCCCACGGTTGTCCGACATGAGGACCACGTTTTCCGGGGTCCCCGCCCACGCCAGCGAGTTGACCAGGCCCGACGTGATGTGTTCCGAGGCGAACGAGATGTCCGTCGACACCCACTGCGATTCTTCCCACCGGTAGCCGGACAGGCGCAGTTTGCGCCGGTCTCCCGTGATGTAGGCGATGCTGTTCCCAATCTGCGCCGCAGCCGGGATCGGCGAGGACCCGAAGGCCGACTGTTGCTCGACCTGGACGTCGCCCGCCTTCAACACCCCGCCCTCCGAGGTGAGAATGTGTTCGCCCGAGTCCGTACCGACCAGAAGGTTCTTCACCGAAGCCAGCCAACGGATCGCGCCCTTCTTGGAGAGCGTGACCGCAAACCCGTCGGAGTCCGTGGACCCGGGAGTCAGGTCCTCCAACGATCCGGACTTCGAGGCAGTGATGGTCTCCGGCTCGTTCGGCGTACCACCCCAAAAGGAACGACCTTGGAAGAACGCTACCGTGGATGGGTAGTTGCCCGTCGCCCACTCGACCGGGGGGCCGACGAACGGAACGGGGGCCAGCGCCCAAACGTCGGTGGCGACGTCGTAGGTCAGTTCCTGCGGCGGGTAGCGGGGGTGGACGAGGTAGGCCGCAAAATGCCCCGGCGGCTGTTCGAACCGAACCTGCCGCAGATCGCCCGCCGTGTACGGCACGGAAAACGTGATCGCCAGGCCGGTGTCGAGGTAGAAACCCACCGAGTTCAGCGTCACCAACCCGGCGGTCCCACCGCCCACGAGCCGGATTGTGATGTGAACAGTCGTGGTCAGCGGCGGGATAACGATAGTCGCCTGGAATTGCCGGATGTTGTTGACGAATGTGGCAATCTGAGCGCCGCCCGCCGAGGTCCCTACGGCCACTTGGATGTTGCGGTACACCAGCGCCGCCGGGCGGTCGACTGTGAAAAGGTAGGTCGACCCAGCGACAACAGTCACCGCCTGGCGAATCTCCGACTGTGACGCGCCCGCGCCGGTAACGACCAAGGACGCGGTGCCGAGCGTGGCGTTGAATGAAGTCGTGCCACCGGCCGCTGTAACCGATGTCCAACTCGTCGCGCCCCCGGTGAACGAACTGTTGAGGACGACGTTGTCCGTCTCGCGAAGCCCGGTCGCCTGGATGATCTCCAACGTACCCGGGACGATGGCCGCGATGTAGGCGAGCGCCGCATTGATTTGGAAATTGAAGACACGCGCAGCCTCGGCTGTGCGCTTCAGGATGAACTCGAAGCCGCCGCGGCGCTCGGCCGGGCCGTGTGCCCGGGGGAGCGTGTTGACCATCGTCTTCAGCCCGCTGCGATAAATGTCAGCGTCCGGACGTCCCCACAGTCGCGGGGAAATTTCTCCCGAGACGAACGAGGTCTGCGCGAAGCCGGTTTTCATGGGCGGTTAGCTTCTATGATCTGCGCCCGCGCCCACACCCATTTGGCGATGTAGGCTTCTTTGGGCACGCCAAGCTTCTGCGCCTCACGCTCCAGCACCAGCAGCGCCGGGTGATCGGCCATCAGCGCGAGAAGGATCGAGTTGGCGTATCCGTCGAGACGATCGGGCGCGGGCATCAGCGTACCCGCGTCAGGGCATCACTACGAATCTTCTGCTGGCGGGACGCCATGTTGTCGAGGTTAAGGGCAGACCGTACCTTCGACCCGTACAGTTTCCACATCGTCCCCTGCATCGTTGCACTGTTCGTGATCGGCATCGCGAGTTCCGCGGCGATCCGCCCGGCGAGCGCCTGCGAGAATCCAGGAGTAAAGCGTACCGGGTCTTCCTCGCGGAAGATGTAGTCGATATACAGCACGTCGACCTCGGCGCGTATGAAGCGCCCTTCCCTGCGCCACTGGATGCGAAAGGTCTGCGACCCATCGTCACAGCGCAACAGCCGAACCATGTCGGAGGGGATCGTGAAATACTTTCCGTCTCCGATGACCGGAACAGTCGTACTTGCGGGCAGCGCCTTCTGCGCGAAAGCGAATTGCCACTCCCCTTCCTCCAGAACCGCGTCGCGCAAGACGTCGTAATTCGCCTTGCACAGTTGCGCGGAATTGGAAGGATCGTCGAGCGAAATGATCGGCGACTGTCCCAGCCAACCCAGCGCCAAGTTGCAGATCGAAACTTGGGATACTGCGCTCATGGCTGTTCCTTACCGACGACGGCTTGTGCTACCCGTCACCGGAGGTTCTGTGGGTTCCTCGGCCGCGGGGGCAGGCTTCGGCTTCGGCGCGAACGAGGCGATGCACTCCTCGCTGACGTTGAGGTTCGCTGCGATCTCGGCGACGGACTTGCCCGCCGCCAGCATGTCCTGAATCTGCGGGACTTCGACTGCTCTTACGCCTGGGCGCATATTGCTCTCCGAAAAGAAACGGCCCCCATTGTGGGGGCCGTTTTACTCTACAGAACTTCCCTCCAAGTCTTACCCCGAAGGATTTGGGAGATGTTCGTCTGCGGCGTTCCGAAATGGTCCGCGATACTTTGCTGGCTTGCACCCCCGGCCCGCATCTTCCGAATCAACCTCACCTTTTCCTCCGTCAACTTCGAGCGGTGATGCTTCTCACCAAGCGGCGGCGGGTTGTGCCGCCCCTTTTTCACCGCATCCCGCATGTTGTCCGTCTGAGTTCCGACGAACAAGTGCGCGGGATTCACGCACGGAGGGTTGTCACACCGATGGCAAACGTACTTGCCTTCCGGGATCACCCCACCATGAAGCAAGAACGAAAACCTGTGCGCCAAGATGTGCTTGCCCAGGAATCGAAGGTGACCGTAACCGTCTGGAATCTTCGCGCCCTGCCACTCCACACACCCGTTTTCTTTCTCTACGCACCGCTCGGAAAAAATCTCCCGAATTTCTTTGAACAGTTGCAGCATCAAAATCTCCCGGTTTTTAGGCCGGGAGACTCTAACACATACTACGCCCTCAAACGATGAGGATTATACGAGTGCATCTTTTACGTCCACCCTCACGATCTGCTCGTCCTCGACCCGGGTCGCGCCCATGGTCATGTGGCAGTAGAGACGCCACGCGAACGACTTGCTCGGGTCTTCCGCCACGCGGGCGGTGATGTCCTTCGCGACGTGCAGGCCGATCGCCCGCTTGGTGAAGGCCAAGCAGTTGAGCTGCGTTGCCGACGGGATCGTCAGCCTGGTCGACATGATCCAGGTGAAGCCCATCCAGTTCGGCACGATGCCCGAACTGTTCAGCTTTTGCAGCGCCTGCGCGTTGACGTAGTCGCTGGAGGTCTGCTCCGTCAACTGCATCAGCTTGCGGACCTGCGTCGGCCCCACGACGAAGACTTTCGGCTCCGAGGGGTCGATGTCGTTCTTCATGAACTTTTCCTGCACCTCGGTCACCAGATCGAACGAGATCGGGACCGTCACCAGGCCGACCACCTGGCCGGACGGGAACGCAACCGGCGAACCGGCACCGTCGATCGCGTTGCCGGTGGCGGCAGCGATGATGATGTCGTCCACGGCGCGTTTCATCGACATGCCGAGGTTCTGCGCGATGTTGCTGTTGGGATCGACCAGCATCTGCGCGACGTCTTCCTGTTCGGTCGACTCGCCAGCGTGCCAGGTCTGCGCGATGCTGACCCGGCGGCTCCAGGGGAGCGTCTGGTTCGGCGTATCGACGAGTCCGGCGGCCTTCGACACCGCCAAGCCCTTGCCGAGCCTTTCCCAGTTGTGCTTCTGCGAACCTTCGCCGCGTTCGGTTACCGCGGTGCGAAGCTTGGCTTCGGATTGCTGCGCCAACTGACGAACGATGCGTTCGAAAGTTTGGATATATGCATTTGAAATCGAGACGGCCATGATGGCTCCCTAAACGAAAAAGTTAAACTTCATTTTTCGCCTGTGGGCTGCCCGCTCTTGCGGACCCTGGCTTCGTTTCGGCTCGATCAGCCTGTGCACCTGGCTGTCCGCTGTTGCGGCTCCGGTGCACACAGCCGGGAATGTACCCCCGGCTGTTTCCCGCGTCAACTATTCCGGAAACGCCTGCTGTGCGAGCGCGACCACCTTGGCCCGCAGCGACTCACCAAGCGGCGACATCTCCCGATACTCCGGACGGCGCATGATCTCGTCCATCTGGACTTCGGCTTCCTTCGGCGTCGGAACCCCCGGACCCGCGTTGCTGTCCTTGGTCAGCGCCGCGCCCTCGATCCCGATGGACCTGACCAGGCCATCGAACCACTTGAGCGTGCTTGCGCCGATGCTGCCCGACTGTGCCGCCGCGACGATCTCGGGCGGCGCACCCGTCTTCGTCAACAGCCCGACGATGCCGGACAGTTTCTGCGCCGACGCCGCGCCCCACTCGGCGTTAAGCTGGTGCATCCCGTCCTCGTGCTTGGTCTTCGCCTCGGTGGAGACCTTGCTCTGGATACCGCCGAACCACTCGGACAGCGCCTTGACCTGCGTCTTGGACAGTCCGAGTTTGTGCGCGGTGTCGCGGAACCCGGGGACTTCGGCCCCGCCGTTCGGGACAGCAACCTCGTACTCCTCCGGCTTGGCCGGGCGACCCAGCTTCGTCAGCAGGGCGTCGGTCGCCTGGGCGTCACCGTCCTTGGGGTAGTAGTACAGGCCGGGAACCCGCTCGACCAGCTTCTTGTGGAACTCGGTGATGTCCGCCTCCCCGGCGTCCTTGCCCGGGACCCGGATCGAGTTGCCGATGTGCGACTGTGCGTCGACGAACTGTTTCGCCAGGGACCCGACATCCTTGACGTCCTTCAAGGGAGCGGCCTCCCGCAGTTCCGGCGGCAGGGATGCCCGCCAGTCGGCGGGTGCGGGTGCGGGTGCGGGTGCGGGTGCTGGTGCTGGTGCTGGTGCCGCGCCGCCCGCGCCGCCGTCGCCGGGATTCTGGTCCATGTAGACGTGCCTGTTACCCAAGTTCATTTTTCTCTCCAAGTGTGGCAAGCCG